TTGAACGCTGCAGCATCATTTGGAGAATTGACAATCATAATATCGCGAATACCAGCCATCATCAATGTCGATAGCGGATAATATACCAGCGGCTTATCATAAACTGGAAGCAGCTGCTTTGATGTAACTTCAGTGCATGGATATAATCTTGTTCCCATTCCACCTGATAGAATAATTCCTTTACGCATTATTATACCACTCCAATGTTTTAATCAATCCATCTTGAATTTTAGTTTTTGGTTCCCATCCAAGATCTGCTTGTAGTTTAAATGAATTCATTGAATAACGCAAGTCATGACCTTTACGATCTTCCACAAATTTAATCCAATCTTGATACATGTGCACTGGTTTACCCATGACATCAAGAATAAGCGAAACGAGTTCAACGTTTGTGCACTCAAAGCCACCACCAATATTATAACGAGCACCAGTTTCGGCTTTGTCACCGATTAAAATCAAGGCATCGCAATGATCTTCGACAAATAGCCAATCGCGAACATTTTGCCCAGTACCATAGACTGGAACAGGCTTGTTCTCTTGAATGTGCCGAATAACTGTTGGGATAAACTTTTCGTTGTGTTGACGCGGACCGTAGTTATTCGAACAGTTAGTCACAACTGCATCAATCTTATGTGTGTTCACATAAGCACGAACTAGATGGTCAGATGCTGCCTTTGTCGCTGAATATGGGTTCTGCGGATCATATGGAGTCATCTCAGTAAATCCTGGATCATTCGGACCAAGACTTCCATAAACCTCATCTGTGGAGATATGAATGAGGCGACCACCATACTTGCGAATGCACTTTAGGATTACATGGGTGCCAAGAATATTGGTATCAAGAAACTCATCGTCTCCAGCAATTGAATTATCGACATGCGATTCAGCGGCAAAATGATAAGTCTTAGATGGCTGATACTCTTCATACAACTGCATCATTCGATTGGTGTTGCAGATGTCTATGCGCTGAATACTTACGCGATGGTCTTCATAAAGACCAAGAATATTATTAGTATTTGCTGCGTATGAATAGTTGTCTATAATGACAACATTATCAGCGGGATGCGCTTTTAGGTGGGCGAATACAAAGTTAGAACCAATAAATCCCAAACCACCAGTCACAAATACAGTCATAAAGCCTCATTATTATTTTGTATAAATTAGTTTACCGACTTCCAAATAAAATTTTGCTTCATTTGCAGGAGGAGGTCTCAATTTAGTTCTAATTTGAAAAACTGGATTTTTCGTTTTTGTATCAAAGAAAACTAAATTATTTCCTCTTTCTTCAACCCCAAGTTTTGTTGTTTTCTGAAGAGAATCAAAATACTCAGGAGTTATTTCTTTAACACCACCTGATGTAACATCAACAACATGCGCCAAATCTGAACCAAATATACTTTTTCTCAAGAACATAAAGGCTGTCTTAGAGAAACTTGGATCCTTAGATTTCTTGATCACTTGTTTCTTTAAGTCTCCATACATTGCAGTAATAAGTTGAAACTTAGACTTTTGTTCAGCAGGTCCGTTAAATGGTTTACTCAACCTTATATATTTCTCTTTCGCATCCCACTTTATCTTCATTGCGCTTGCGAAATCTAGCATGCCCCTATAAGGCGAGAGATTTGCTACAGTAACACTTTCAGACTTCAAAGAGAACGGAAGTGCTTCAGATAAAATCTTCTTAGAAGAACCTTTGCGTTGTGCATAAATTTCTAATTTAACGTCACCTTTAACTTCACCACCGCTAGACTCACCCTCAATTCCATCTGCAACTACTGTGAATGTTACGACTTCGCCATAATTGTTATTCAAGAAGTTCATAACAGCAGCATCTACTTTTCTTGCGAATGATGCATTGTTGATAGAGGCGATTAATTGATTGATTTTCTTATCAATTGATCCGACATCTTTTGATGATTTATATAGTACGTTGTATTCTTTATCGAATGCGCCAGACACGGATTCTGGTTTAAGTCGCATCTCAAATGCGACGTTGAAGAAGTCTGGTGGTTTTTTCTTATTTTGTCGTTTTATGTTTTCTGCAATCGTATACTTAAAACGACCAGTGGAAAACATTTTTGTATCAACTTTTGTTCTGATCTTGTTTAGTTGATTCTTTTCTACTTTATTGTATGCCAAATATAATGAAAGAGCAATTGTGAATATGCCCTCAATCACATCTCCTTCATTTAATTTTGCCATTCTTGTAGACCTTTTTTAGAAATCGTTTCCAGACCTTTGGATCGCTCTTTCGGAAATGCATGCGATACATAAAGATGGCTTCAGATTCTCTCCAGCCAATTTTATGAGCCTTTCGTAACTTATTTATATCGAAGTTCTCAGCCTGTGTCTCATATGCATGAGCATCAATCTCGTCTGGATTACCATAATACATGACCTTCAGACGATCTTGTTTTCGTTTCGGAGTGTATTGCTTTGTATAGACATATCCACGCCCACGTTGCTGGTGTTTGTGTCTATACTCGTGATGAATGGCTCGTGTTATCTTAACAGCCAAATGTTCGGCTTCTTTTTCCGTAATCTTGACTTTTTTACTTTTCTTTGGGAAAGATAACGTTATTAGAATATTCTCTGGAATAGTAGACAGAATTCTTGGACAATATTGTCCAGAGACGATTACTGAGTGATGCTCGAAATATTCTTCATCGTATCTATTTGATGTAAAGTAGATTATAGATTTGTGGAATGTTTTGTTTAGTCCACGGATAATAGAAGGTGCAGATTTCTCTCCGACCCAAGATGGGTAGAGTTTATCAATTTTCTTCTGAACCTTCTCTAACTTCATACCTTTAGATTCTTAAACTTGTCTGTGCTACGTCCGCGATCAAAGACAGGTTTTGATTCTGCTTCTTGCATTACAGCGTCTTGTGCCTTCTGTTCAAGGTCATACAGTTTCATTTTTGCGCGATCTACACCAATAGTAAATCTCTTATGGAGGTTAGGATCGTTGTATCGATTCTTCAACTGCTTCACAAGCAACTGATTCAATTGCTGCAGTTCTTCAGTACTAACAAGAGCAAACATAAAGTCAGCAGTAGCAGGGAGACCAAAACTCTCTGAAGTGTCTTCCAGCCCAGGATCAGAGTTACTAAATCCTGAGCGAGTTGTCTGAGTAGCTGAAACAATAGGTACGTTGTTCTCAACCGCGAGTCCACGAAGTTCCTCAGCGATCGCTTTGATATAGGTATACGAGTTGACATTCGCACCTGCCTTGATTCTAGCCGACGCACAAATATTTAGATAGTCAATGAAAATTATATCTGGACGAAAGTTCTTCTTCAGTGCAAGATCGTTAATCAATGCGCGAAAGTGAGCAGGATTCGCAGACGCAGTTGGATATTCCTTGATAATCAACTTGCCTTTAACCTTTTCTTTTAGTTTACCCATGCGCTTCTCATACATGTCTTTCGGCATGTTCATGAGATCATCAAGAGAGACGTTGAGAAGATTCGCGTCAATGCGTTCGGCGATCTTCTCTTCAGCCATTTCTAGAGTAATGTAAAGAACATTGTAGTTTTGAACCAAGCAACTAGCAGCCACATGGCACATGAAAAGAGACTTGCCGACGCCAGTACCTGCAAGAGCAATGTTAAGGGTCTTTTGCGGCAATCCTCCTTTAGTGATCTTGTTGAAATACTCAAGATCGAAGGGGATTCTTTTCTCGATACGATGATAGAAATCATACCGATCAGCGTAATTATCCAAAAAGTCGTGACCAATATGAGGATCGAAACTAACCCCCAAAGCATCAGACAAAAGAGTAGGAATGCTTCCTTTGCCCCTCGCCTGATCTTTGCCATCAAGGATCTGAATGCTGTCCATGATAGCATTATAGATTGCTTTTTCTTGGCAAAATTTTTCTGTAGTATCAAGAAGCCATTCGAGTTTTTGTTCTGATTTGTCATTCGAAACTTCCTTGAGTAGTTCGAGTGACTTATTTAACTCAACTTCAGTGAGTTTGGTAGATTCTTTTAAAGAAATCTCCAGTGCTGCCGTTGGCGGCAGACTATTATACTTTAGAACGAATTCCTTTATTTCCTCGAATACCTTTCTTTCGTGGCTTTCTGTCAGGTATTCTTTCTTCAGAAAGGGCAGAGTCTTCCTCATGAAAGGCTCGTTCCTCATCAGATTCGACAAGATCAGTGTTTCTGTTTTCATTGCCTTCCTTCATTGTATTTTCAATCGCACCTAGAAGTATACTACGCATCACGTTAGAAGTAAATCGCTGAAACGATTTGCTCTTGGTATTTGCATTGTTTACATTCGAGATAACATCATAATCAAACGTCATCAAACCATCATCGCCAACTTTCACATCAGTAAACTCTACAATCACACCATCATATTTGCCCAAAAGTTTAATAGCAAAACTTCCAGGTGGACCATTGAGGTCCACGAAGAAGGTGTACTGTTTATCAACTTTGAAGAATTTCTTGACATACCAAAATTCAAGTTTAGCGATTAGTTGATCAAGCATCTTCATCCTCATCTACTTCAGTCGAAAGATTGCCTGCAACTGCTGAACTGAATTGATAATTTTTACGAATCCATTCTTTGAAACCTTCATCGCCAAGAATGCTATCCCAGAAATCTGCACATTCAGTATCGGCAATGCGCCACTTCTTTCCCTCAACTTCACCAGTGGCAGTATTGACCTTGGCATACCAGCCTACATTTGGTTTCGTAACATGACCAGACTCAAGTGCCATGTCCAAAAGACCACTGTAACGAGAAATACCACCATCGAAGCGAACAGTGACAGGGATACGCGCCTTTTCTCTAACATAACGAGACTTCTCTACGTTGATAATAAAATTATAACCAATCAAATCAGTGCCATCTTTTTCCTGCTGACGACCGAGAATGTAGATGTTATCAGCAGAGTAATAAGAACCTGTGCCGCCGCCGACAATATCCTTGGGATATAGACCAATTTCCTTATAGGTGTGATTCACAACCACCATCGGAATGTCTTTCAGCGTAAGGTGTGGTGTCACCATACGGAACAGGGATTTGATTTGCTTTGCGCGACTCATGTCAGCGACAGACTTGCCATCCATTGCGTCTTCGACTTCTTTCTTCGAAGCCAGATTACCAATCGAGTCAATCACAATCATCACACGTTCGCCGCGCTCGATGTTGCTCAACTGTTGCATAATATCAAACTTCAATTGTTCAACGTCGGTGATTGGAGTGTGAACAACACGCTCCATATCAATACCAAACGAAGTGAAGTAATTTTGTGGAGTACCAAACTCTGAGTCATAGAACAGAACAACAGAATCAGGATACTTTACCTGATATGCCTTTGCCATCAAGAGACTGAATGCAGTCTTGAAGTGTTTTGACGGACCAGCCCACATCGTGAGTCCAGGGGTGAACCCACCATCAAGATCTCCAGAGAAAGCAACATTCACTACAGGAATGCTGGTTTGAATCATATCTTTAGCAGCAAAGAACTTGGACTTGGAAAGAATTGCCGTGTCTTTGATCGTGCTATTTTTCTTTAGTTTTTCGAGTAGACTCATTTTTTTCCACCTTATCAGTATGAGAAATGCCAAAATCATCGCGCATCATAAAGTTGTAGATGCTCTTACCTATACCACTATTATACTCCACTTGATTATTTGGGGCAACTTTTTTCTTTTTCTTGCCTTTAGAACGAACAGTATCAACTTTCTCTACAACGTAATTTGGTTTCTTTGGTTTAGTATCTTTTGGTTTTTCTGGTTCTTCTTCTGATTCTTCCTTCATTTGATTGTAACTAATGTTTGCTGCAATCAACAAAAGAACAGCCAATGGGTCAAATACCAAAACAATAAGAATGATTACAAATCGTACTGCACTATCGAAATAGTCTTTTGCGTTATCTTTGCCATAAATCAATTCAGCAATATACTTTAATGGACCAATCTTTGCTTCAGACTCGATGTTAGAGCGGCGGAGTGGAACGAGTTGAGTGTTAAGTTCATCAATTTTAGCATCTGAATTTTCAATTGTATTATTCAATGCTGTTCTTTCGGCTTTCTGCTGAGTACGAATCTTGGCTCCGTCAAAGAACGATTTCTCAACAACTGAGTCCAGAGAGTCCAGAGATCTCTGCGCGTTCTCAATTTGTCTTTGTTGACTAGTAATTTGCTGTTCAATCTTTGCAATCTCAAGAGAATTGTCAGCCACACCAATTGAAGACTCCAGATGAACTTTCGAGAGATAACCAAATGTTCCCAACGAAGTGATAAACATTAGAACAATAATCGCAAATACGAAATAACCTTTAATTATCTTTGGTGCGATCGACCAATGGCGATACAGCCATGAAGCAGCGACAAGTTTTGCAAACTCTAGGGAACCACCCATAAGCGTAATTGGAACAATCGCGCCAGGAAAAATCGCAAGCAACCCAATAATTGAGTAAAATGCTGCCGTACCCGACAACAGTAGTCCTGCAATTAGCGCGAGTAATGCCATCATTTATCTTTTACCCTATGAATTCCGTGACGTTCGAACACTTCGTAAAATATAGATTTTTCTTTTTCTATTTGTTTATCAAATGACTTTACAGTTGAAGACATTTTCGTAAATACTAGCCCATCTTCAATTGTATAGTTCTTAACGGCATTTGATGCAGTTGAAACTAACTTCACACTTGGAGCGATTTCTTCTCCGCGATTCACTGTAAATGAGTTTAAGAGATAAACAAAAAGGTCGCCAAAATATATCTTAAACTCTTCTGGAATCTTAAAAAATCTACTCTTATGTACAAACATCGCACATCCGTAGTATGTGTGTGGCATCCCAGAAGTTCGTTGGTTTTCGTATATGTTGCATTCCTGCAAATACACATCCGCACCCATTCCTGTACCCTTTAGAGTCTCAAATAGTTCAGGTGCAAATCCACAATAACTTTGTTCTGAGAACCCCATCAGCCCACGCTCTGGAGTTATAAGATCACATAGAACATCAAGACAGTCTAGATTGAAAATCACATCATCGTTCAAAATACATAACTTATCAAACTTCGAAACCTCAACCCCAAGATTCCAAGCAGGGTTTACATAAATGTTCTCTTTTTGTGGCAAATAAACAAGTTTCGAATACTTGTATATATCACTGTTGGTCTTCGAAGTATCATTATCGATAAGGATAACCTCTCCGATATGCTTGTTCTCCTGTAACATAGGGAGAAATTGTACGAAATGTGGTGCTTTCCACATTGTTGGAACAATAACAGAAATCATTGCTGCTTCTCCAATTCATCCATCATATTTAATATTAGTCCCTCAGATGGATTAATTTTTGCATATTCTCTTTTATCACTTTCAATAATTTCCAATAATTCTTTTGATTTAGATGTCGTTCTCATTTTAGTGATAACAGGACACCCTTCAATCTTAAAATTCGTCTTACCATCGATCACATTTTGATCGAACAAATATGCGTCTCCATAATAAATCTTTAGTTGTTCAGGTATCTTATAGTAACTTTGTTTATGCATAAACATGCAGATACCGAATCTATAATGCATCGAATTGCTTGCTGTTATCTTCATTTCTTCCCAAGGAGCAAGAAAATCTAATTCCTGATGAGATTCTGAGATAGTTTCAATAGCAAACCCAGCAATGCCGCCGCGAGGGGTGCAAACTTTAGCAGCTTCTTCAATACATTTTGGGTCAAATAATACATCATCACTATACAAACAAATCTGATCAAACTCAGAAAGTGCAACGCCGAGATTCCACGCAGGATTCACATAAATGTTTTGCACCTGCGCATAATGACGAATCTTAATGAGTTCAAAGATAGATCGATCTGCATTTGCTGGATTATTGTCAATAATAATGATTTCACCAATTAGTGGGTGATCATTAAATATTGACAACATCTTTTTATAGTGTTCGCCTCTCCAAAGAGTTGGCATTATAACGCTTATCATGAGAAGAATTCATCAATAGAGTTTACTTTTTCTGTTCTCCAATCAATAGAGGACAAGATAATATCCAGTGGTTCAAGGAATGATTTCTCAAACTGTAAATCATAATCTATGTATTGATCTGCACCCAACTGCTTTGGCAAACCAGAGATAAATGCAAGAGTATTGTTATTGAAGATATTTGGTTGTTTGAGATAGATGAACTTGATCTTCTCGCCTTCCTGAATCTCTTGGTAACGCTTGTTCAGTTTCAGAGTGCGCAGGAAGTGATTGTAAACCAGCGCACCCTTCACA